TCGTTAAACACGTCTTTTGCTCCGTGGAATCCTATCTTAAATAAATTATCTCCGTCTACTAGTAATGTCTTAATCACATTTGTGATTTAAATTAATATAAAATCTTGTTACTTTTTTTCAAATTGTCTTCCGCCCATAATGGTTGAAGATTTTTATAATGACATAACATATAAACTTCGTCTTCTGTTTTTGCCGATGATAATGGAATGATGTGGTCAATGTGCCACTCACTCCTATTTTCCCAAGTCATACCATCAATAAATTGGGCTTCTAAATGTTCTTTTAAAAATTGGGGTGTACAACCTACAATGTCAAAAGTATGTTTCGACTTATATTTTAGATATCTATTGACTGAAGTTCTAATGTTAGTTTTAAGTCTAAATAGAATATCTTCTTTTTTTCTTTGTTTATTATAATCATTAATATAATCAGGGTTTTTTTCTTTGAATCTTTTTCTTGTTTCTAAAACTTTATCATAATTTTCAACATCCCATATTTTACGATATTCTTGATAATAAAATTTGTTTTCAGAATTCCATTTAGAATTATATTCTTTTATTTTTTCCTTATTTTTAAGTTTATATTCCTTAGTTCCAAGTCTTTGACACTCTCTACATTCCGCCTTTCTACCATCTTTTACTCTTGAACATACGTTATATTCCAATAGTAATTTCTCAATACCACACTTAGTACAAACTTTAGTTTCCATTTTTAATATATTCTTTTAATAATTTATTAACAAGGGAAGATAAATTTATAGATTTATCTTTAAAGTGTTGTGGCAGTTCGGGGTCAACCGCAACCGAAACCTTTATTTTTTTTTTATCTTCATCAATCTTATTTCTTCCCATATTATATAAATATCTTAAAAATACTTAAAAGTAGTAATAGTATCAATTTTTTTTATTCTTTTTCTTCTTTCAAATCAAAATCACCATCAGTTCCAATTATTTCTTTCCAATAGTCAGCATATTCTTTTTTATATTTTTCAATATTTGATTTCTCTTCAGTAGAATCTTTACCCGCCAAAAATCCGTGTGGGGTTACAATAATACGGCCATCTTCATAACCCAATCCGTTAATGTGATTTTTTAAGACCGAAACTTTACTTCTAATCGCAAATTTGATACTTCTTTTATCTTTGGTGGCGGTTATCTTATTTGTTCCAGCACCTTTTTGATTACCAAATAAAAATACTAATGAAGAATTTAACCAAATAGCATTGCCGCCCTTTGCCATAATCTTAGGTTGACCAAATGGATTATCCGGTAACTCCACCCAAGGTTGATTTACGATAATTAAAGTGTTTTCATATTTTGAATCTGACCTTCTACTTCCTGAAATTCTTTGATTAATACCCATACCAATTTTATCTGATAACGCTCCGGCCGTGTGTTGTTTCCCACCTTTTCCATCAAAAGTCATTTTACATGGTACGCTGCCCACGCTATCCCACATTATACATAAACTATAATCTAATTCTCCTTTTTCTTGAGCGTCAAGTAACGAATTAATATAATCAGTAATTTGTTCAATATATTCAAAATTATTGTTAAATATAAAGAATCCATCCCAATCTAATTCTCCTGTTTCAGTATCAACAACTTCTTCACATTCAAACCCCATTAATTTAGCGTGCTCGAACGACCATTTCTGTTCTGTAATGATGAATACAGGTAGAATACCTTTCTTTTGGGCATCAACGGCAGTTTTAACTAACGCAGTTGTTTTTCCTGTGTCAGAGTGACCCAAGAACATATTTAAGTGTCCAATTGCAGGACCTGGTAGTCCAACCGCGTCTAAGAAGTCCGGACCTAAGTCAAAAAATCTTTGTGGTTTGTATTTAGCAGAAGTAGAGAATTTTTTCTTTACTGAGTTAAAGTCGTTTTTTTTAATTGCCATTTTCCCCATAAATATTAAAATTTATAATTGTTTGTAGTTTGTCTTTTGCGTTTGTTAATTTTTCAACTAAATTATCCATTTCTTCTGTATGTTGTGGATGTTCTCCAATACCAACTGAGCTACTGAAATAAATGTATAATCTTGCTTCAGAATCTGATATCTCAGCCTCGTATTTTTTTATTAAAGCTGTTTTTAATTTTTCTGCGATAAATGGTTTCATAGTGTTTTTTTTTTATAAAATATAAACAAAAAACGGGAACAATAAACTGCTCCCGTCAGATTTTTTTTTAATAATTTATTTAGAAAGGTAACTCTCCGTCAGCTTCGTCATTTAATTGTGGGTCAACAATTTTGGTTGTTTTACTCCCGCCAATAGATGTGGTCAATTCATCATTATTTGAATATACATATCCACCTTTTTCAATATCCCATTTTGGAGTTTCTCCACGAGCAATCGCTTCAAGATAGTCAACAGGTTTTTTAGAATATACATCCAACCAAGTCATCTCGTCATTAATCCAAACATTAGCTTGAGCTTTGTCTTCGTGAACAGGAGCTGGGTCATCGTACATGATTGTAGAGATACTTGTATACTCTTTACCCGCAGGTGTTTTAGATTTACTTAATTCGATAACAAGGTCACGTCCTTTTTCAGGGTCGGTGATATCACCTTTGTTTCTCCAAATTGGAATGATTTTATCTAAGATACCATCATTTTTATAGTTGTGTTTAAATCTCCAAAATTTAACACCGTCTTCTTCGTGGTCTCTATCAATCACTTTAACGATGTAGAACTTACGAGACTTGTATTGTTTTGCCAATTCTTTGTCTGATTCTTTACCTGTAGACATCAACTCTTCGTAAACCTCATTCAAAGGTGAACGTTCGTTATCATTCTTTCCTGGGTCAAAGAATTTGTTCCATTGTCCACCAACTTGAATTTCGTGGTACCATGCTTCTTTGAATGGTGAAGAACCATCTGGTGTTGGTAGGATACGTACTCTACGTTGTCCTGATTTCTCTTTGTCAGAAAGGATACAAGCGAAATACTTTTTCATTCTTTCGTCTTGCGACATTTTGCTTTGGGCCCCGCCCCCTTGTTGTGCTTTTTCGTACTGTGCCAATACGGCGTCTAATGAACTCATCATGTTTTTATATATTTAAATTTAATTTGTGTTATAAATATAATATAATTCTATTGATTTGTCAAATAAAAAAGGTCACTTTTTGAGTGACCTTCCATTTTATTTTATTTTAAGATTATTTGTATTTAAACTTGTCATTAATATCATTTGATTTGTTTCGAAAAGAATCTTGAATGTCATTAACATTAATGTCGGTTACATCATCAGAAGTTAAAACATACTCATTTTTTCCTGTTTTTTCCATCTCATCAGTTTTATCATCAAAGAATTGTGATAATTTTTGGTTGAATGGATATGAGTCATAACTTCTTAGTTCCAATTTTTCTTGTGGGGTTTTTTCTCTGTATTTCTCAATTTTATTTTCAAGAGCATTTAACTTGTTCATAATTGCATCCATCTCTCCTAATCTTGATTCCAATTTACCTAATTGTCCAAATAAGTTGTCAAAATAATCATCTTGTTTTGACTGAATATCTTTTTGAGCGGTAACTAAATCAGTAATATCAAGTTCTTCGCTACCCTCACTATCTTTATCTTTTTCTTCTGATTCTCCCTCGTCATCAATTTTTTCAACGTCAGGGTCATTTTCAACATCAATTGGTTCGGCGGGAGCTGCTCCTGCTTCGGCAGGTGGTGGTGGTGGAGTTCCTACTTCAGGTACAGGAGGTGCTCCAGCATCAACAGGCGGTGGAGGCACTTCTTGTTCCAAAATATAATTATCGATACTTCTGTATCGTTGAATTTCGCTTAATATCTTTCTATCTATATTCATTATATTATCCGTTTAATAATTGTTTTATACCTTTAGATGTTTCGACTCTAACTTTTCTATTGGCGGTTGTTTGGTGTCCGGCTCTTTCAATAAGACCATCTTTTTCTCTTACGGTATAACAATCTCCTGTATCTAAATCACAAACTTGTTTAGTTCCGTCTCCGTTATCTTCTTGTGAAAATCTTGTAGATTTACCAAGGTAGTTATCTAATGTTGTTTTAATGTCCATAGTTATGTTTCTATATAAATATATCGTTATTTGTTAAATTATAATAGTATTGTAATTGGGAAAGACTGAGTAGCCCTTTGATATTTATTTGGGTCTTGGAATTTACTTGCACTAAGTTGTAATTGACAAAGTATTTTTTGGGTCCCACTAGGTATAGTAATATTTTTATTATCAAAAATATCAATAATATCTTCAGTACTTAACACAAACTTCCATTCATTAATAAAGTTACCCTCAAATGGTAAATTATTAAAACTTCCCTCAAGTAAGATAACTTGTGTTTGTTGATTATTAGCTGTTGCGCTCATTTTAACACATTGATATGCCATTTTTGTGTAAACCTGCGAGTTTAAGTATAACCACTGAGCATTTGAAATGGCGCCAGGAACATTTTCTGCTACTCCAGGTATTAATTCAGGATTAATAACTACTGTTATAGTTACATTACTACCTGTTGGGTCAGAATTATAACTGGCTATCATAGTTATAGGTCCTGTTTGTTGTGGGTTTGTATTACTATTCGGCGGAATTGTTGGTGCCACAGTTGGAGGTGCCACAGAAACTTGTTGTGGATTATATGTAAAGATTGTAGTACTTGTTCCAATGCCATGAACACCACTTAATGTAATTGTATTATCTTGAGGTATTGGTGTATTACTAAATGGAACTAATACTGTAATATTCACACCGTTATTAATAGTAATTCCAGTTGTAGTTGTTACATTATTTATTGTCACAGCCGTTACTGTACCTAAATCAGTTCCTGTAATATTTAATATTGTTCCAGTAACACCCGTTAATGGTGAGAATGATGTGATAGTTGGTGGAAAACAAGTTGGTAGTGGTAATGTTGTTGTATTAAGATTATTTTGTGCTATTGTCTCTTGATTCACTAATACTAGTTGACTTGCTATTGTTTGACTCTTAACTGCATCATATGCCCTTTTTACTGATTCAAAATCTAATTGTACTAATTTTGCCGATTTGTAAGCGTCTTCAAAAGTATCATATAATTTTGCAAACTCATCTTGATTTTCGTCAAAATAAGATTCTGGAATGTTTTGGTTTTCTGCCGTTGGTGGTTTCCAATAACAAACGTAGTATTTTAAAAGACCTAAAGGAGCGTTACCGTTTTCTCCATAATAGATTCTTTTAATATTTGGTGTTAATCTTGCAACCATAAAATCTAAAAATTTATCAA